TGTCCTATATGCGGGGGTGTTAAGTTAGATCCCCCTTTCAACGGCCCATACCCGGCCTGGCTTAGCTTTACCACGGACCAACGTGTTACTGTTAACAACGAGGATGGCGTAGGTAGGACCACAGCCGGCGAATACACCATTCGGTTAGCTACACCCACCCAGGCGCGTACCGGCGATTTAATTGTGGATACTGGGTCTGGAGTGTTATACTATATTGATTCTGTGAATGTACTAGCCGAGATTCAAAGGTGCCCCGTGGTTCAGGAAGCTAAGGTTAATGTCATACCTACAACCGATAATCTATACAACTTGAATATGTTTAGCGTATGAGTGTAACACCACTAAAGTTTGATAAGGCTACGTTTACGCAAGGCCCGGCCGGAGTTGATCCGGCTAACCCTGACGTTAGCGCTCCGATTCCGTACGACTATCCAGGCTGGCTGGAGCTCAGGAAGAGTTCCCAGGTGCTTGCTGGTATGTTCGTGGAGATAGCTAAGACAGCATGGAGCGAGAACAGTGACTTCATTGAAACATTCCCTAAGAACATAAGGTATTCAGATGATCTTACAAAGTCACACCTTGACATAGACCTAGAGTATAACTTCACGGAGTTGAAGAAAGACCCGTCGTGTCTCATCGGTATTAAGGTAGGTACTATAGTTTTCAGCCCTACGCCGGGGGCTAACCGCGATGGCCAGACCGGACAGAGCGACAGTACAAACGAGCGTTACTACTCTAGGACTGCTAAGGGCACAGTTACCTTTGCCCATGTCGGTACATCCGACGGGCAGAGCATAGCGCTAGGTGATTCTACTCTAGAGTTTATCGAGGCTTACGCGGGTGTGTTACGTCACCACTTCGGATTTAACCAGTTCGCTGTTGTACAACGTACACCTATAGCTGAGAAGCCTAGAAAGTTCTACGGCAGGGAACGGTACGCCAGCGAGGTTGTAGTGGCCTTTGAGTTTGAGACTACGTGGCAGGTTGTTGAGGAATGTGCAAAACTTCAAGAAATATTTTTTAACCCTGGACAACGGCCAGCCAGTCGTTGTACTATTACCAATGATCCGCTTTCACTTTAGAGTAGAGAGCGCTAATTAAGAAGGATACATAACATGGCAACAGACTATATCGTCCCGCAAGTCCGCATCTTCCAGCAGTTCGCGCAGTTACCCAACTCGGTGACGCAGAACCAGCACGCCTTTGTGTTTGGCCCGAGTTATACACTGTACCGGTATAGCAATGCTGACACGAAGTCCTTGGCATTCCTCTACGATTACATCGGTACCGCTAACCCAAACCTGGCCTGGCCTCAGGGTTACAGCGCTAATATCGATTTGGATTACGCTAAGTTGTATGCTGACAGCGCCTACATCCAGTACTCGGATCAGGCGGCTAGCTATGCCGAAGGCACGGTAGAGTTCATTGGTACTGTTACCACGGGCAAGATCGTAACCATTGGCTCCCAGGCTTACGCCTTCGTTAACGCGTTATCTACTGGGCCTACGGTGTCGTTCCAGGTGTTGAAGGGCGCTAGCTATGCCGCTACCTGTGCTAACTTCAAGGCGGCTATCAACCTCGAGGCGGGTATCGGAACCCTGTACAGCACCGGCACCACAGTTAACACCGACGTTACCGCGGAGTTCTTAACATCCACGAGTTTAAAGCTTACTGCCATTGCATCAGGAGTAGCAGGCAATGTAGTGCTTACCACGGATTACGCAACGGCTATCACGGTTAGCGGATCTGGAACCCTAACAGGCGGTGAAGCTGGATCTGATAAAGAGATCGACGTGTCTGATATAGACAATGCTACGATGTCCTTTACCGCCAGCGAAGATCTGTCGGCTACATCTGACGTGTCCGGTATTGCCAATGCGGGCGGAGCCCGGGTCGGAGACATTGTGGCATGGGGCGCGGCCGGTTCCAAGGTGTTCGCTACCATCACAGCACTTGGCTATGTGGGAAATAAGTACTGCAGGGTTACCCTTGATCAAGACCCGCCTGCAGCTGAAGTGTCCACCACGGTTGTGCTGGCACGTATGTTCAACGGCGTGCTTATACCCATTGGAGCTACTTCCTACGGGATTGACCAGGTTAACGACCTGATTACGGTTACCGAGGAGATGCAGCTTCCATTCCCGGGCGGGTCAGCAAACACCACGGCTAGGGTTCTACAAGCCTCGTTGTATATGGAATATCGCGTACGCAACTACGCTAACTCCACGGACATAAACTCCATTTCCGATATCGCGGATATTTACACAGACTTGGGCGCGGACGTGCATCCCGATGATCCTCTTACCTACGCTGTATATCAGGCATTAAAGAACAACGGCGGACGTTCGGTCAGCTTCCTGGCGACCAACGGTACACAAGGCGAGTGGGCTACCGCGCTGCAAACAGCACGGCCTATGAAGGCTCTGTACGCGTTCGCACCTGTTACCACAGACCCTGCAGTGGTGGCTATGATTAAGTCCAGCATCGTGGCTACCAGTGATCCGTCGGTTAAACGCTGGAGAATCATGTTCTTCGGTACCGAGATCCCTGATGAGACAGACGTGTACGCGGAAGCCACGCTTACCGCGGATTACACCGCCGGCACGCTGTTGTTTGATGACATTAAGGATGGGGTAGGAACCACAATAAACTGCCACACCCTGGGCGTTGGCGATAAGGTTTATTTCAACTTTGACGGGAACGGTATCCCTACCGCGAGCGCCACCATCACCTCAATCGAATCTAACACCAGCGTTAAGGTTTCAAATCTTACCGCAGCTGTTAGCGACGCCAGCGACGGACGCATCTCACTGGTTCGCGTTAACGACGCAGATGATGACACAACCCTAGTCGAGGCTACCTCGTTAGCGGCTCACAGCTACCGTATGTATCATGTGTTCAGTGGTAAGAGTTCCAACGGCGACAACCCGGCCGGTGAGATCTTTGCGGTTGGTAATGAGTTTGCAGCGGCTGCTTTAGCGGGCCTATGCTGCTCGGTTCCTCCGCAAGCACCTTTGACCAACCTTGAGGTTCTCGGTATGCGCAGCCTTCCTAACATGTACCGCAGGTACACACAGGAACAGCTGGACACTATGGCAGCGGCCGGTACTCTGATCGTGGCACAGGACTACGTGAACGGACCTATCTACGTACGCCATCAGCTCTCCACCGCACGCCAGGATAATAACCTGAACACCACGGAGCTCAGCCTGGTCAAGAACCTGGATTCAATCAGCTACTACTTCGCAGACGCCTTTGTTGACATGATCGGTAAGAAGAACATTACCCCGGAAACCGTGGCCATGATTAACCTTCGCCTTAAGGACGGTATCGATTACCTGTCCTCGAACACGGCAGTGGGTGATTACGGACCGCAGCTGCTTACGGAGAACACCAAGATCAACTCGGTTGCTGTGGATGGCGTCCTCAAGGATACCGTCAACGCAGACGTAGACCTGGATCTACCTAAGCCGTTCAACGTGTTCAACCTGATCTTACGCGCGGTCTAATCAACAACTAAAGGAGTAATATATGGCAACGGATATTTTTGGATATACACGTAACCCCAAACCCGCAGGAGTGATCAGCAATGAGAACTCCACGCTGGTCATAGGTGGCGCCTCGGGCGCCAACATTGCTACACTGGTTCAGAACTGGTCTATCCAGTACCAACAGAACGTCGAAGAGATCTTCGAACTCGGCAGTAACCGCATGTTCTGGAAGAAGGGCCGCCCTCAAGGCGCCGGTACCATTGCTCGTATGGTCGGTGCGGGTACAGGTCCTGGAATTGCAATGTTCTCAGCAGACGCACTCAACATCTGTAACGGCGGTGCTAGCATGGCCTTTACGGTGGGTGGCGGTGGCTGCGTAGGACAAGCACCTTTCACTATTAACCTAGCTGGCGTTGTGGTCACGGGTACGGGATACGCTTCCCAGGTACAGGACGCACAGGTTAGCGAAAACATTAGCTGGCGCTTTGCTCAGCTGTCAATAGCGTAATACATCAAGCTTGACTTGAATACAGTACCCTCACGTAGTATTATTGCGTGTGGGTACTTCTCTTTTTAAGGATACGCTATGTCATTACACCGACCAGACTATAATAGATTAGCCAACGCTACGCCAGGTGGCGGACAGAATGATATTATGTCCGATCCCTCCGGGGCCAGCCTTGGGCGAAAGATGTTAGGCTCATCGCCTATTATGCGGTATGGGACCATCTTACGCGCTTCAGCACCCACAAAGGATTTCGATGTAGATGTAGAAGGATCTATCTGGAAGTGTGTTATGTCCGGGGGCCTGGCTGATCCTTTCGCCGGTGCGTGCACGGACAACAGCCCGCTAGAGGGCGCGTTCGTGGTAGTAGTCAAATCAGCGCAGACTACAGCAATAGGTTTAATCATAGGGGTAATTCCTCACATAAACTACGAAAGCCTGGAGATACCTACACCGCTTATTCCTAAGAACGGGCTAGAGAACGGCGTAGGCCTGGACGACGCTGCTACTGAAGGTATACTTAGCGACAGCAGCTATCCCCAGCTACCCGCTGCTTGCGGTAGGCCTCTAGATAACCTGCCCGGCGAGTTCCATGCCACTACCGCAGAGTATGGTGGACACCTAGGCCTGGCCGGGCCTATTGCAGAGCTTAAGGCCAGTGAGCTAGCGGGTATACGCGCTTCGGCTATTGACGACAGCATACAGATCAAGGCTGACACCTTGCAGGAGTTTAAGGCCACAGGCGATGCCGCAACCTACGACGATGGCGGTTTCGTGACACAAGAAGAAGAGATCAGCATGTACAAGCACGAGCGTCTTGGTGCTAAGACGCCGGAAACCGTAGGGTTTAAGACCGCGGCAGTGAACATGCTAAAAGGCTTCAAGACCTCACTGCAGAAGATCAACAATGACCTAGTGGCTAGGTCTAGGCTCCGTATATTTAAGGGATACCTAGGTGACATCTTCCACGCTTTCGTGTGCATCCCTGGAGAGCATACACGTAGTGGAGCCAACGCCACCGCCGGTGTATTCTCTACCCATGTCGGGAGCGATGGGCGTTTAACTATTAAGAGCGCATCCGGCGTATCGATTCAGAGGAACGACGCAATTCCCGTACCTAAGCGGAAGCGGTTCCCTTGGGATCCTAAAGGCGACAAGGCCTGGGAGAAGGATATGGTTTCGGCCCGGCCTGGCCCCTACGAGTACCTAGGTGATACACTAAGTCTTGAGCTCCGTAATGCTGAGGCCTGGCGTACATCCAGGGCCTACGAGAACTTTGTAAGGTGTTTCCCCGAGGACTTCACGGTTGACCCGGAAGGCAAGACACCGGCACTAACTGACAACTACGATGAGACATCCCAGCGGTACCAGAAGTTTGTGGAGTTCATACGCAAGTTCGCAGCATTCAATATTGAGGCCGACGGTAGTGTAATCATTCAAGGCGGCGAAGGCTGTGAGTTTGTAATGAGCAAGGGCAAGATAACCTGGCACGCGCCTAAGGGTATGTTCTTAGCTAGCGGGCAGGATATCGTTGCGCTGGCCGGTCACGATCTTATTGCCAAAGCTAAGACATCTGTGGACATAACAGCTACTAAGGGTGATGTCCGGGTTAAGGCCGAGAACAACATGCA